CTCCTTCCGCGAACTCCAACAATCCATTCAGCGGGTTCGACGACGAGGAGAAAATTCAGGCCGAGTACGAGAGGCAAAAGGAAATCCGATTGTTCTGCGAACGGTACCCCGATGGTTACTACGAGGATGGTCAGGAACCGGTTGACAAGGAATCGATTGCGAAGGCGAAAGTTAACGCAATCCGTGCCATGGAAGACCACCTGCCCAAGCAGCTCGATTACGTAGAAAAGAGCAAGGCCTTCAAAGCCGCCGCTCGCAAGGAGTTCCCTTGGCTCAAGGACAAGACCGACCCTAGGACCATCATGGCCAATAGGTTCGTGGACTCCGTCCCTGAAATCAGGAAGTACCCGGACTACGAAATCTACGCCGCCCACCTCGCTTCAGGCATGGCTTCGTACCAGAGCCAGAAGCAAGCCGCCAAACAGGGTGTCAATGTGCGTGTCCCCGTTCAGCCTACCACGTCTTATGCCCCCGCGGCGTCGGCCAAAAAGCCCGATGCTGTGAAGGCTAAGCTCGCGGAAAGCCGATACAGGCAATCCTCCTCCCTCGATGACCTCTCTGAGGTGTTCCGAAACAAGTTCATCTGAGAACCCCAAATCATCATCACCATGGCCTCACTATTCGAGTCCCAATTCCAGAATCAGCGTCCCCTTCAGGGTGCCCGCGTCGGTATCCGCGAAGAGCTGTCTGACCTCATCACCAACGTCGATGCCAAGGAGTGCCCCATCTCCTCGATGGCCCGCCGCGGTTCCAAGCCCGGAAACACCACGTTCCGCTGGCAGGTTGACCGCAACCCGGACCCCTCCGTCGAGCTCGGTATCCTTGACGGCAAGGACGTTGACCCGACCAACCCGAGCACCAACTCGGACTTCAAGCAGTACACGCTTGGTTACCGCACCGAAGTGGAGAACAACATCCACCTCTTCCGCCGTGCCGTGCACGTGTCCAACCTGACTCAGGACATCCTCAACCTCGCCGGTGTGAAGGATGAACTGTCCCGTCAGCTGGCGAAGGCCACCATCGACCTCAAGCGTTCGATGGAAATCACCTTCACCTCGGACATCATGCCCGCCCTCGACGACGGTACCACCCCGTACCGCACCCGATGCCTCACGTCGTGGATTAAGAAGGACAAGGCCGTCGCCACTACGAACGCCGACAAGTATGGCGTCCAGAATCAGTCCATCCGTCCTATCGACGAAAACTTCGTTACCCCGGAGTCTTCCATCATCGGTACGGGTGCTCTCGTTGACACCCTCAACGAAAACACGGTTCAGGACCTCATGACCTCGGTCTACGAACAGACCGGTCAGTTCAAGAACCACGAAGCCGTCGTCGGCACCAAGCTCAAGCGTCAGTTCACGGAACTCGTCTACACGACCCGTGCTCCCGCTGGTCCTTCGTCCAGCACCGGCATCCGTTCCACCCGCGACGCTTCGGCCGACACCATCAAGGCGTCCGTCGATTACTTCGAGGGTGACTTCGGTAAGCTCGCCCTCATCCCGACTCAGTTCCTGCATGCTGGCGTGAACCCCTACACCATCGAGGAATACACCGAAGGTGGCGTCCAGAAGTTCAAGCTCTATGACGGCCGCACCTCGGCCGAGGCTAACCGCGTCAAGGCTCAGACCGGCGACGGCAACACCGCTGGCGTCATCACCGTCGGTGCTTCCGGCCTCGAAGCCGCCCGCACCACGATGTCCGCCGCCCAGCAGGGTGCCCCGACCGCCAATAACCTCGTCATCGCCGCGGCTTCGTCTTCGACCGCTGACAGGAATGCGGCCTTCGCTCTGGCTAAGCTCCGTGCCAACCTGCACGCCGACAACGCCAAGTGCAAGGGCTTCGTCATCCCGTGGGACTACCTCGAAGTCCGCTACGGCGGTAACATCGCTCAGGTCCGCGAGCTCACCGAAAACGGCGGCGGTCCTCGTCGCATGATGGAGGCCATGGCGGCTCTGCTTGTCCATAGCCCCCTCACGTTCGGTATGTTCGACTATCGTTCGAACCTGTCGTAACCCACAGAGGTCATGGCTGGCATTCAGTCCATCCATGAATCCATCCCGGACGAGCTCCTTCCCAGCATGCTGGAGGAGTTTCGCTCCGGGTGGAACCTCCGTAAAGCCCAAGCCGAGGCCACTAAAAAGGCTCTGGGTCAACTGAATCAGCTTCAACATCGTCACGTTGAAGGTCTGGGCCAGCTGACAGCACGTATCCCGGAAGAGTCCTACCATTATTGGGGACAGAGGCTGGGATACGCCTGTTGGCGTGACGACAATTTTATGAAGGGCTTCCTCCGGGATAACCCTGAGTGCCGCGTCAACTCCAAGGCGGAGAAGACCACCCTGCTAGTTGACGGCTTCGGCCGTTCATACACCTAATGCGTTCCGTCTACTTCAGCGATATTCTCCATGCCGCCCTACAAATTTGCGGGTTGGACCGTAACCTCACCACGCCGGACAGGTTTGCCATGGTCAGGGACTTTGCGTCCATGCGTCTCCGTACTATCTGGGAGTCCAACGAATGGACCGACCTCAAGTACTACACGAAGTGCCAGACCACCAATGTGGATAGTCGCAGGAAGATTACCCTTCCGGCAAGTACCGACCAAGTCATCTCCGTCTGGAACCGTGACCCCGTGGCTGTTAACGCCATCCAAAAGGACTTCGACATCATCGGTAACGACGTATTCCTCAGGAACAACGTGGATGACGAGGTCTGGGTCGAATTCCGTCAGGACGCACCTAGGCTCTACGGCAACGCCTACGACGCCGCACAGTCTTACAGGAAAGGTGCCCAAGTCTACTACGACGAAGGCCCCAGCTCCGGTTCTTTAATCCCTGTACCCGGCTATGCCGTGCAGGGTGATTTCTATGTGTACAATGAGCAAAATCCGTCGGGCGTGGGCACTATTCCTCCGCTTACTTGGGAACGAGTCCGAATCCCGAAGCTTTTCACCAACGCCCTCATCCACGGCGTCCACGCCGATTACCGTCGCTCCACAGGCGAAATTGAAGCCGTCCAATCCGCGGAAGCCGATTACGCAAAAGCCCTCGACGCGGCCCTCGACCAAACGCTCCGCCAGCAAGGCTCGACGCGTCCGATAAACTTCAGAACCTACTAAAATGAGCAAAGACTTACCCTATCAAATTCCGAAGGTCTTCGTGAAGTCCTTCAACAGCCCGGAGACCAAAATCAAGGTTCTCGACGCGGCCCGCAACAGGCGTGTGTTCGGCATCGTCAACACGTCCAATGACACCCTTCTTGAATTTTACCTCCAGCCCGAAGGAGAAGGCCTCCCAATCGTGCTTGCCCACGAAAAGAACGCCAACAAGCATGACGGCGGCTCGTTCGAATTGAACGGCTACAACGGGGAAGTCTGGGCCACCGGAGAAGGTTACGTCTACTACTTCGAGTCCTGATGCCATTCAGGGACGACAGACGCCTAGGCGGTCCTCGCAACAACGAGGTCACGCTTAACGGAACGCATGAAGGCGGGAGCGTGGTTCCTGAGTACGGAACCGTCATTCGTTCGGAAACAGGAGTCCTATACGGACCGAGCGTCGCCACAATTCAGGGATTTGGAAATACCTCGCTGTTTGAATGGTCTGGCCAAATCTGCGACGTAAATGTCATCGCAGACGGCCTTGGCGGTGAGGTTTACGATTGGAACTCAGCGACGAACATCGAATACACGCCTGCTGGCACCATAATCGGGACCGACGCTGAATTCCAAGACTACCCTGACGAATTTTTTTACTACTACGATTTCGTAGGCGGAGGTATCGACGATAGGTTTTACCCCAGAAAAGCCAAAAAGAGGTACTTCCATGATGGTACGGGGATTTGGTACTCTGAATGGGTTGACTTAGAATACTACCCGAATGGGACCCTAATCGTCGGTGTACAATTTCTTGAAAAAGTCGCAATGCCTCCAAGCGGCTTGTGCACAGACGAATGGGGCAATCAGGTAGATTGCAATTACATCACGGGAAGGGCGAGCAACTATGTGTGGAACGGCATGGGAGGCTTTACGGCAGGCCCCTTATCTGGAAGTTATTTCCCGAATGGAACTGTGTACTACACCGACAACACCCCAGACACTGATGCCCAATTTTACATCCCAGAACTTGGGGCTACAGTCAATGGCGGACCCTATTTTCGAACAAGGTACATGTGGAATGGTCTTGGAGGACTTGGTCAGGTTACGTCCGAACAAGTAAACGTATTTCACCCCTCAGGCACTTTCATAGGCGACGACGGAACGAACAACTACTACCACAATGGTTATGGTGGCTACTACACGGAGCCTATCAACCCTGAGTAATGCTTAGAGCTGGCGTCACAGTTAAGACAGCTCCTCCGGCGGCGGTCGGACCTTGGAGTTGCGTCTGGCGTAACAGGGATGGCCTGAGATGCCATGTCGGAAGGGTGTACGATGATAAGATGTTTGACGATAATGCCGAAGAGTATTCCCAAGGTCAGTTTCCTAGGAAGAAGCCGTCGTCGATGACCCTCATCGGGGGTGCCGTCGTCACGAACGCTCCGGACACTAACATGTCTAGTGCATCAACTGGAGGATTCGTGACTGGTTCGGTGAAGGTCTACTACAAGACCAACTTCGGACGAGCCTCCTATGGCAACAATGATTTGGAAGAAGTTCCTGATTCAGGCTACGCATTCTGGCCGGAAGGTAAGTACAAAAGCCAAGCAGGGGCAGTCTACGTCATCCTGAGCAGGCTTGAAAATGAAGGACAGCAGCCAAAGTGGGTACTGTCATTGTCCTTAGGGAGTAATATCCAGAAGAAAGACTTCAAAATCGCCTGTATTGCCGGTACCTCTTGCATTCAAATCTGGCAGAGCGACATTGTTTTCGGCAAAGGGGGCAATACTACTGCTGAAGCCCATCCATTCAAGATTATCAGAAATCCAAACCCAGCAATCATGACATTCTCGGTTACGGAAGGAACAGTAAACAATGAGGCGGTGGGGCTTTCCAGCTACAGTCTTGGGAATTTTCAAGTGTGGCTTAAGACCTACCCATCACTTTCCATATCCGTCGTGGCTTCGGCTCCAATCACCGACGACACTCAGGCTTGGTTACAGATTGGAAGGATTACTCACGTTCCCAAAGTGCCTGCTGACGGGACTTACGTGACCACGATTTACCAATACGTGAAGAATTCCATCTGGCTTGAACGTTTCAAGTGCGGTAGCGACACAGCACAGTACTGGTACTCTCAAATCTGATGGCTCTGCCGCACAGAATAGTAGGCCTAATCTGTGAACTCGGGAAGGCCCAAACCGATGGGACTGAGTTCCCAGACGGGAGCACGACGATGGGGCTTGAGGAAGACAGGCATAAGTTAAGGAAGCATGAGCACATTTGCACCGGCTCAAGCGACGATGTCTTTGAGAGGCATCCAGAGTCCGTAGAGAAGGCAAACCACCACTATTTCGCAAATTACCCTAATCAACTTTTGTTGACTGTGCGAGGTACGCTTCAGGGCGGAAGTGAGCCCTACGACGTATCAACCTCGACCAAAAATGTGATTTGCGATGTCCAAGAAGAATCCCAAGACAACCTTCCGTCTTGGATGACTGTATGGCTTGAGCCAGCAGAGTGCGTTATTGATTTCCTTAATTACACAACGGACTTCGAGGGGATAGACGAAGGAAATCCACAGGATTGGGCAAGCATCCAAGATGAAGACGGAGTGTCCTACAATGAGGATTCTGCTAGGGCCGAAGCACAGGCATTGTTCGACTTGTATTGCGACGAACTACGTGCGTCGCTTCAACCATACCAAGTAACTACCAATTACGCAGCGAACGGGGACCCTGTGGATAAAATCTACCCTCGCTGGAAGACGGAAACAGAGTACGAGGACCCAGAGGTAGAGCCGTATGAGACTCAGGCTTGCCCGACGACGACAAGTTTCATCTGCCCTTGGTACAAAGCATACAGCAACTTAGGGTTTCAGACCAATGTCAGGAATTGGTACGACTTTAGTTTTAAAATCAGTAGCGTAGATTGGGGTCCATGGAAAATCACGGATGGTTCTGGCATTTGGCATGATGGGGAGGAAGGTTCGTATTGGAGAGAGGAGCAGGTTTGGGTTGATGAAAGTTACTGGGCCGACACGGACGGAGATGGAGTAGATGAATGGATTGAGGCAGGCTACTGGGATACTATTTGGGTAGAGGAATTTTACAGTTATCCCGGAGGCTATACGTACAAGACCTACGAATTTTACTACCCGTATGACGTCCGTAGTAGTTACGACGTCAAATCTCGGTGGAAAATTAAGTGCGACTACAGGCCAGACCCAACTTGTTGCGGACCTGCTGGCAAACAAATCACTTTTGGAATCAAGATTTACAAGGCGAACCTTGTAAGTGCGTTACCAAACGGCGGAGGAGTAGTTGAGACCTATTACAGTAACTGTAACTTGAAAGGTTATGGATATGGACGCTCAGGGGACAGAGGGGTCACTCAGGGCAGAGGAATCCAGTACTTTGATGGCCACAACTGTCCATCATCCACCATTGGATATGAGCCTATGCATTGGGCCTACTACGGCACCATCGTAAGGCCAATCTTTACGACTTCCGATACCGAGAGCGTGGTCTACGTAACCAAGACCATAGGTGAGGCGTGGAACGACGTTTATGACATTGAAATTCCGTCCTATGAGGGCAAAGTAACCTACATTAAAGACTTCTGGATAGAATCCATCACCTAAATGCCTAGAGAATTCCAACAAGCAGGAGACGTAGCCTTCGCTGGCTTCAACAGTTTCACCAACAGCTCGGCCTTCGACCCTGCCAAGGGCATGCTGGAGTACGCCCAGAACGTGCGTAACGTCGAAGGCGTCATCACCCGCCGGGCCGGAATCGCAAAAGCCTCCCCCGCTACCGGCTTTACGCCCGTATTTTCAGCCCACAGCGGACATCCGGCAGGAGACGCAATCTACATGTGGAATTCGGCTGGCGTCGTCAAGAAGTGGACCCCCGTTACCAACCTTGTAACGGACGTTACGCCTGTTGCTAGGGCGTTCAGGCCCGTCCGGGGACAGGGCTACCTTGAGCCAGCGACCATCGAAGCATCCAAGGCGACCTATTGGGACGGCGAATCGGACTTCGAAGCTTCGGCGTTCTGCTTGGGCAGGATTGCCTACGCCAAGAACGACCAAATCTGGCTGTCATTGTTCGGCGGAGTCCAGCCCTTCAACGGAGAGACCCTTTCCTTGGTCCAAGAAACCTTCGACCCGGTCAGGGCGTTGCACTATTCCTACGCCAGCAGGAAGCTTTTCGCTTTCGGCAACCGCTCCGTGTACATGATTGAGCTCGCGGTACTGCCTTCCATGAGCCTTGAGAACGGCCAGCCTGAGCAGAGCCATTTCCACAGGGTCAGCCGCATCTCCTCGATGGATGGAATCCTCGCCAAGAATTCGGTGGCCGAGGTCATGGGTCAGGTATTCTGGCTTGGGCACGGCGGAATCCACATGGCTGACGCGGACAAGGGCATGCTGGACGGCGTCGCCCCCATTTCCCTGCCAATCCAAGATTTGTTCGATGGCATCCCCGCCGCCGAAATGCAAAAGGCCGTCGGCATGGCTTATGATGGCCGGTACTACCTGCTTCTGCCCAACAAGACGGACTACAAGCTTAACCGCATCCTCATCGTTGACCCAACCATCGAGGGCAAATTCGAATCCTACGACGACTATGGCACCAAGGAGTTCGTATCCATCTGTGCCATCCGCAATTCTGCTGGCGTCCTGAGGCCGTACGCCGTCGGCAAGGACGGGTTCATCTACCAGCTCGAAGTAGGCACCACAGACGACAGTCAGTCCTATTTGAGCGTTATTCGAACGAGGAATTACAATTTGGGCACGGAAATGGACAAGCGTTACGACGCCGTGCTCGTAAGGCTAGACACCGCAGGTCAGGCCGAGGTGGACATCAACTTCAAGAGCATCAACCCGGAGGGTACCCACCTTCTGGATACGTTCAATGCGTCCCTCGGTAGCACGGTTAGGCGTGCTTTGGCCGGGAAAAAGTGTGCGGGCTGTAACGTGGAAGTCGTTGTCAAGTCGGGCTTTCCGCTGATTTACTCTGTCATGGTCGATGGTTCCATCGCCGGACGTTCAATTTTTAACGTCTTCTAAACATGCCCCCGCCTCCCTTAAAGTACACTCCGCCTGCTCTCGGTGCCTATCCGGACAAGCTGTACCCAAACTATGAGGGCGGGCATGGATATGATTTTACTACGCGTGACCCCAAGAGGGAGCTTGAGTACACTTCCCATCTTCTCTCTGACATCCTAGACCCAGCCGGTCATTGGGCAGAGGCGGAGCTTCATGTCGGCACTACGCTTAAGACTAGGTACAATGACGTCGTCGGCACCCTGACGAACAACGCGAGGGACACGTTCGACTCCATCCTCAGTCAGATTAAGACAGATGTGTACGGTAGCAATCCTACCGCCACAAACGTAGCCTATTCGCAATACCTCGCCGGTATGAGCTCCGCTTACGGCGGTGGTCATTCGTCGGTCAGCATGTTCGCCAATCTTTCCAGCCAGCAGACCCAGCTACAGGTTCAGGAAAGTGCCCAGCGTATCGCCGCTTCCATCATGGGCCTCACCTATCAGGCCACTACTGCCATGCCCCTTGTCGTTCCCATCGAGTCTCAGCTCGTCAACGACGCCTCTGCTTCGGCGGTCGAACAGTACAATCTCGGCCAAGTCCGAGACCAGCAGGTCAGGCAGTCCGTCGCACTCGGCAACGTGCTTGGCAGCGTATCCGAGCCTGTCACCATCGGCAACGCTCCGCAGACCCCCGCAGACGAAGTGCTCGCTTACAGCAGTATCAACGCCCAAGGCGTCGCCGCCGCCCAACTCTAACAATGCAAAGACTAGAACTAGGAGGCGGTGGAAGCCGCGACACCCTGCAAGCCGCACTCGGGAGCGAATACGCTCCTCTTACCAACGCCTTCGCCTCCGCCCGTCAGGGTCAGGAGCAGGGCTTCTCCAGCATGTTCAACTCACAGCTACAGCGTGAGAGGATTGCCGGTACACTTGCCGCAGAGCTTGAGGGTGCGGACTACATGGCTCAGCTTGAAAAAGAAAAGGAAGACAGGATTGCCACTCGTGCCAATGAAGAGGCAGAAGCGACCGCCGCCGCGGAACAGCAAGACGCAGAGGACGAAGTGTCCGGCGAGGAGCAGGCTATTTACGACCATTACAACAACGTGATGATGTCCTACGCACCGGACAGCCCTGAATACGAACAGGCCGTGCGGGCTCTTCAGACTTTTGAAAACAGCAGGCGTGGTAGCGTGAAGAAGCGTGCGGGATACCTGAAGGGTATCACTAGGAACAACTTCATGGACCCGTTCGCCCAAGGCACCTTGGGAATGGAGCGTTATCGACCTGCCGCTCCCCAGCCCGACGCCAGAGACCAAAAGCCCGTACGCCAAGTGCCGAAGGGCTTCGAAGGCCTCGATGACGACCTTAATGACTAACTGACATGGCAAATTATCTAGGAATGATGAAGTCGGCTTGGGGCCTTGGGTCTAAAATGGTAGACAAGGGCATTCGCCTTGCCGCAAAGAAAGTTCCCACAATCGGGAAGGCACTCGGCGTTGGCCTTGGCAATAGGCAAAGGGGTGCGATTCTCGGAAAGGGTCAGGGCATTTTGCGTGGAACTGCTAAGATGGCCCCCGGGGTTGCCGCTTACTCAGGGGCATCGGCATTGCTCGGAGATTCCGGACCTGCTGACACTTTCATGGGCAATGATTTCTCCGAAAGGGCGATGAATCAGCTTAAGTACAACCTAGACATGACCAATGATGAGCTTGAGGCTCACCTTGAGGCTGGGAATTCCATCCAAGAAACCGGCCTGATTGGAGAAGGCGGACTTAGCGAGCAGGAAGCCCTTAAGTACATTAAGGAAAATTCAGACCACCGAGAAGGATGGCATAAAGCTAGGGACCGCATTGTCGATGTAGCAGGCCTGTTCAACCCCTTCACGGCAGGAGCGGCGATTTACAACGACAGCAGGCTTGGTAAGGAAAGGGTTCAGAACCTCAACAATGTCGTAGGAAAGCTTAGGGCCGACGCCAACGAGGGAGAAATCCGTCGCAACATGGAAGGCACCATGGGCAAGTTCATGTCAGAGGGTATTCTCGACAAGGATTTCGGACGCGGAAAGGTTAGGACCAGCGGTGGCATCAAGCCAGCCGAAGACCGTGCCGCCAAGGCAGAAGAAGCCGCGGCACTTAAAGAGTATGAATCCATCAAGGCAAAGGATGGCATCTTTGCGGCACTTCAGTCTCCTGCGGCCATGAAGGCAGGCCGTCAGGTTTATCTCGACGTTCAGGAAGCGTCTGGTGGTGACAAGAACACGGCTGAAGCCCTCTTGTCTGGCGTAGGAGGTCAGGAAGGCGTTGGCCTAACCGACCAAGAAACCATGGAAAGGTACTACGGCAACCCGGAGAAGAACGCATTGTCCAACGAGGCTAATGCCGCAAAGGCAGCTTTGGCTTCCGCTCAAGAGCAGGCCAAACGGGAGCAGGCTTCGTCCGCGGCCACTCAGGCACAGCAGGTCAGGCAAGAGGCCACCTCTGGCCCTATGAACATCAATCCCGCACAGAACCCCGAACAGCTCAGGCTTAATCGCGAAATGATTAACGCTTCCAAGGGCTGGCATGGCGAGTCCCTTGAAGGCGAAAAGCAAAGGGCTTACTTTGAAGACAGGGGAATGTCCACGGCCCGAGGAATGGGTCAACGCCTCGAAGCCGCCGCCGACCTTGCGTACGAACAAAAGCATGGCTTTGGAAGGTACTCACCTCAGGCATACAACCTGTCCTTGGAGAACCATGCCAAGGCTATGGCTAAATCTCAGGAAGAGTACCGCAAGCGTCGGGCAATGCTCGCCGACCAAGAGTACGCCAAGCACATCGTCAAGCCCGGCGACCCTGACTACAAGCTCGGGCCTCAGGTGACTGCCTCTACCCCTGATGAAATGGCTCAGGCTGACAGGGGTTCTGCGGCTTCGATGGGTGATGGCTCTGTTCCTTCCCCGCAGGCCCCGCTCCCGGCTCAAGTCAATCAGTCCGCAAACACTCCCGGCATTCCGTCCAACATCGCACCCCCTAGGCCTAATCCCGGATTGGTTCCTCCGACTGTTCCGCCTGCAAGCGTCATGAAGCCTACTCCATATGGAGTCGGTACGGCTACTCCCGGATTCCCGAAGCTTCCTGACATTGGTGGTCCTGCTCGTAACGCTGGCGAGCGTATCGGCAACCTTATCTTCGGTGCCAATGCTCCGGGCAACCCTGCACCCGGCATGAAGCCTACTCCGTATGGTCTTGGCTCTGGCACCGCTGGAATGCCTCAGGTGCCCGACATCGGTGCTCCCGTACGCAATGCCGTAGAGGGTGCCCTTACGACCCAGAGTTCTGCTCCGGGCCAGATGCCAAAAGGCCCTATGAACCAAGCCGACATCGCCAAGCTGATTGCCGAGCAGAAGCGTAAGGAGATTGAAGCTAGGAACGCACAGATGCCTAGGAATCCCGGCAAGACCCGTCCTAACCCGATGAAGCCTCTCTACTAATCATGTCTAAATTCACCAAAGGGGCCATGGCCCTACGCAAACTCGGTCGCGGTGGCCTCAAAGGCCTTGGCGACGCCATGAACATGGGCAAGTGGGCTACCAACATCGCCCGCGGATTCGGAATCAAGACCCACAACCAAGCTAGGATTCCGACCAAGGTCTTCAAAGACAAGGACATGGAAGCCACCGTCAAGGCCGCACAGGCCGCAGGCAAGAACCCACTTGTTCCCGCTGACGCCTACAAGACCGTTAGCGAACTTGGTAGCAAGTCCCTGACGGGTACCGGCCTTGGACTCCAGATTGGTGGCAACGCCGCCGTCTATGGCGGTGCTGGCACCCTTGGCTACAACATGATGAAGGGCGACGGCACCGAAGCTGGCGTCGATGAAAACGGCATCAAGAACCCCAATGCCAACGAAGAGATGGTCAAGTTCCGCGAGAAGTTCCAGAAGGACAAGCTCGGCGGCTCCAGCGTCTTCTCTGGTGCCAAGTACAAGGCACTCCGAGGTCAGGCCAAGTGGGTCGATACCGCAATCAAGTCCATGGGCAAAGAGCAGTACATGAAGATGCGTACCGCCGTCATCAACGGTGACCTGCCTCCCGAAAAGATGCACTCCATGCTTACGGACGCTATCGCTCATGACACGGAAGCTCTGAAGCTTGCTGGCAAGGACCCCTACGTCCTCCCCGGAATCGCTAAGACCGCAGGCGGCGAAAGTCGCATCATTGTTATGGCCCCGATGGCTGGTAAGGATAAGAAGACCAGCTACAAGGCGATGCAGTACGGCATTGATTCCGAATAATGGAAGACGACTCCCAGCTTAACGACTCCTTCAATGTGAGCCCCATGGACGTCCTGTCCCAAGGCCGCAGGGAGAACGCGTATAACTACGGCCCGATGGGCCAGCAGTACAGGCAGATGGGCATGAACCCGCTCTCCGGTGCTCAGGCCGCGTTCGGTGGTGGCGGAAGGGCTGGAGGCATGCCTATGGGCGGTGGCGGTCAAACGCAAAAGCCCCAGATGGCATCGCCAGACGCCATGTTCTACGCCAATGACATCGGCGACCATGGTGCCGCGGCCGCTTTGATGAACTCAAAGGACGGAAGCTCCAACTTCCAGATTTTTGACCCCTATGAGTTTGACCTTGGAGAGGGCGAAGATGGCGGTGCGAGCGGCAAGATGACCCTACGCATCGTCCCCAAAGGAGAACGCGACGTACCCACCCCCAAGGGCCCTAAGCGTATGGCCGTTTGGGAGTATGCCCACGCCCGCGGCATCAAGTCCGCCCCGTTCAAGGGTGGCGACGAAAACGCCCGTAGCTTCCGCGACCTCATCGGACAGAGTCAGGTGCTCCTCGGCAACCTGTCCAAACTGGAACAGCTTTACAAGAAGAACGCCGTGTTGACCGGCTTTGGTCCGTCTGAGGCGGCTACCGAGGCCCGAGGTCTTGAATCCCGAATCCTTCTGGACTACGCCAAGCTCATGAGCGGTGCCAAGGGTCTAGGCGGTCAGGTGTCCGACAGGGACTTGTCCGTCTTCCAATCCATGACTCCTCAGCGAGCCTCGTCTTGGTTCACCCGCATCAGGGGTAACGAGATGTCCTTGCTGAAGAAGGTACGCTCCCAGACCATCGAGAAGCTCAAGAGCACGGCTCAAGCAAACGGTCTGGACTTCCTTCCGGAACGCCAAGAGGCTCAGCGAGCCATCAACACCGAGAAGTATCGGAATAAATCTATCTCTTTTGAATAATGGAACCCTCTACTCCTAACGGCCAAGAATTCAACGAGGCCGCAAGGTATGCCATGATGCTGAATAACGCAGGGCAGAGCCTTAACCTCGGCCCCGGAATTCAGAGGACAGACCAAGGCTTCAGGCTGGCAAAAGAGGAGACCGACGAGGACGTCATTGCGTACTACGAGAACGACTCGTCGCAAGGCATCGACCTCGACAGGCCTGACGCAGAGGAGCATTGGAACGCCATCGTCCGAGGCTACAACAAGAGGACTACCGACTACGCTCAGCTCATCGCTGACGCTGGCGGTGAAATCGCCAAAATTCCCGGAGACTTGGTCGAAGGAATCGCTGAAGATGGCATCGTAAAGGGCGTGGCTTCCACGGCCGAAGGCGTCGTCAGGTCCATCCGTGACCTTTGGGGCATGGCCACCGAGTCGGAGAACCCGACTTCCGCCGTGTTCTGGCTCAATTCTACCCTTGGTGCGTTCATGCGTGGCAAGGCTTCCAAGAATTGGCGTGAGGAGGCCCAGCAATGGAATCAGGCCCGCAAGTTCATGTACCACTCCACCAAGATGCAGATGGGCGACGAGTCCGTCTTGGAGCAGTACATCGACATGGACGAGGCTACCGCCGCCAAAATCAGGTCGTTCATCAATCCGAAGGTTGCTCATGCAATGTCGTTCATCGGCATGGAGCTTCCTTCCATTCTCGCCGCTCCGTTCACGGGCGGTGCCTCTGCCGAGCTGGCCATGACTGCCGCGGCTGGAAAGGCCGCAACCGCCACTAGGATTGGTGCGAACGCCGCCGCCCGGGCTAACCTTTACAACAAGATTGGCACCACGCTTGCCAATGCCACCTCCAAGCTGGACAACTTCGCTCAGAAGGTGACTCAGAGGGCCGCTGGTTCCGTGCTCGGCGGAATTGGAAAAGCCCTTGAGGTTCCTGCCAACATCCTAGGCGGTGCCGTCGGCGGTACCGTTGACAATCTCTCCGCTAGGACCGGCTTCTCTTCTGGCTACATGAGGAACGCCGCTGAGTCCGTGGCTACCGATGCCGCTACCGCTCTTGGCGGAGTGACCGGTGGCACCAGACAGACAGTCGGATTCCTTGGCTCTCTAGGCCTCAGGACCACTTCCGAGCTTCTTCAGGAAATCGGAAACAAGGCCATGATGAGGAGCTATGGAGTCATCGACACCGCTTCTCCTACTTCCTTGACCGTGCTTGAGTCGGTAGCGGCCAATCCGCTCCTGTCGCCAAGTGCAAAAGTCGCCGCCAAGATGGTCAACACCGTCGTTGACCCGGTAATCCAGCTTTCTACCGCCGCACTTAAGCATGGATACAAGGATGCACTCACCTTCTCCTTCCTAGGGTACCTTTCCGACAAGGAGCGTGGTGCCGTAGGCGGTGCCGCACAGGGCATGATGTGGGGCGGTTACAGCGGTGCACTCCGATACAGCTGGTCTCTGGTCAATGGTGGACTGACGCACGACGTTCACATCAAGAACTTCGACGAAAGCTTCCTTCCTCAGTACATCGAGAAGACCAACTCAAGGTATGCCACGTTTGTACGCGAAGTATCCGCTGATTCTGACGCCACTAAGTCCACGAGGCTCATGTCTCAGACTCGTAGCGTTGCCCAGATTCTCTGGAATTCGCTGGATACGGGAGACCGTAAGAACCTAGTTGCCCACATTGGAAGCGAAGAAAGCCTTAAGGCACTTTTGTTCTCCGAAGGATTTGCACAGCTCGACGAAATCGACGGCCTTAGCAAAGCCGGTGGTGCCTTCACTCTCGTAAAGCATCCCAACAAGGGTCTGGTGCCTGTACTGTTCCTGAATAGGGATAAGTACAAGCTGGCAGATTTTGGCCATGAAACCCTAGGACATGCTCTTTCGTACGCCCTTAGGAATAAAGGTAAGCTCGGCGAGCACCTGCAGAGGTTCTTCGGCTCTAAGGTGAACGGAGGTATGGTTCCTGATGAAGTCTACATCAACAAGACTTCCGAACGTAAGTCCCTTGAACTTGCGACCCACCTCGTCGAGGTCAGCAACGGTAGTCTGCCTCCAGAAGAAAAGAGGAAGCTAATCAATCAGCTTACCAAGGAGAACATGGAGGCTGGTGCAGGAAATGTCGGAAGCCGTGCCTATTACGCAGAAGTCCTTAGGAAGGTGAGGGACTCCGCGAATACGAGCGGCGGTTCAGCTTACTGGCTTCATACGGCAAACGATGCCAAGGGAGAAATGATGCCTGCCGCATACATGCATCCCGAGGTAGGCCATGAAGTAAAGTACATGTTCGAAGAGTCCATCGCGGGCTATGCCGAGGCTCTTTACTACCACACGAACCTTCAGGACATGATTCTCCCTGACGAAATCAAGCCGTACAGGGTTACCTTTGAACGAATCCTAAACGAGACCCTTGCACGCAGGCTTACGGATGTAGAAATGGCTGGCCTCAGGGCTGGCAGGGGAGACCCAATTGGTCCCGACGGAAGGCTTACGATTCAGGCTGAAATCTATGACGATGGCGTCTGGAAGCGTTCCCCTGAGTACGACGGCCTTATCAGGTCGATGGTCAAGTCCGCACTCAGCCATGATGCCCAAGCGGTCAACCGACTGAGCCCGGCACAACAGCTCGCAGAGGCGAAGCTTCACGGAAAGGAGTTCTTGTTCAACATTGGCAAGGGCGGTGCCACCATGAAAGGCACCAAGGAGCTCAACGACATGTCCACCAAGAACGCCACCGACGCGTTCGAGGTGTTCAAGGGCCTAGACGAATCCATCCGTCCAGACATCATCGTTGACGAGCACGGCAACCAGAGCGTGGACATGATGCGTATCAAGGACCAAGCCCTTGACGCAATGCAGATGGCCGGTGCCATCGACCCGGAGTCTGCTCGTATCGTCAAGTCCATCCGTGACGCCTACACCCGCTGGGAGTCCAGCGGATTCGCCACCAGCAACATCTTTACCGGCACCTACTGGGGTGACAGCCAGCGTACCATCAAGAACGGATTCTACGAGCGTCTGTTCGGCAATGACGTTGCCGTCACGCATCGAGTCTTCGTCCCGTTCGAGATGAAGCTGAACCTCAAGACCACCGACGCCAACGGCAAACAGCTCCGCGTACCCCGCGGCGGCATGCTGATGACCGTCGTTGACTACATGGCCATCCACAGGCGTAAGATGAAGATGTGGAGCAGGCCGGACGTCCGCAGTACGTTCGTCCACATCAACACCTTCCATGACGCCTTCGACGAGTACCTCGTCAACATGATGAAGGACGCAGGTAGCCGCATCCCGACTGCCGAGCTTTTCAACAAGAAGTACCCCGGTCAGGGCGACAAAATCCGCGACATGATGTACGAGACGTTCGGCGGTTCCATCCGCAAGGACGAGTCTTACATCAATGCTCCCCGTGAAGGCTATTCCAGCAGTCACGAGAACCCGAACTACCCAATCCACAGCATGAAGCTTGAGCTCCTCGTCGGAGTCGAGCTCACGCCGGGCAAGCCGATGCCCTACCACCATGGCCGCTCGTACGAAGGCCTGCGTAGGAACTACTCCCTTGCTGGATTCGAACGCGTCGGCATGTCAGACGGCCGCTTCGTCAACGGACAAGGCTACGAAATCATCAAGACGGGTGCCAAGTGGAAGGTGTTCAGCCCGTTCGGTGGCATCGTAGGCATGTTCACCGACTTTGCCAAAGCCGCCGCTGGAGTCCAAAAGGACCTAGCTAGGATGGACCTTGCCGACCTCATGCCCGCTCCGACGGAAATCGAGTGGGCGGACATGAACAGGAGCAAGAGGCTCCAATACATGAGCGAGGTGAGTCGCGTCACCCAGCAGACCTACCAGCAGAGGATGCTGGACAGGGGAAACGGCGTAAGCCTTTCCTTGGCCTCGTTTGACCCGAATAGTAGCGTCAGGTGGGTTCCGGCTTGGAAATACACCTATCAGAGGATGAAGGAACTCCTCCTTGGCGGCTTCAGGACCGTCAATGATTTTCTTGAGGACTCCAGCGTGGCCGGACTCAATGAATGGAACAAGTCCAACGGCGTAGAGAAGTTCAACCCCGGTCAGATTACGATTGAGACTCCCAAGAAAGATGGCTCCGAAGACACCAAGTACGGACCGCTAGGCAAGCATACCGGCAGGTACTTCACGGTACAGCGTTCCGGTCGCACCGGAAACATCAGCCTGTTCATCGACACGAACTACATCGAGCGTGTGGCCAAGACGGAAGAAGGACGGCTCAAGATGCTGATGCACGCCATGGAGTCCACCATTGAGACCCAGAGTGCCGCATTCAGCCCTTATGGCTC